GATATTGTGTCACTGGCTGACATGAAAGAGTTTTTGCGCGTTGACCACAGCGACGAAGACACGACTATTACAGCGTTGTTGAACACTGCGGTAGCATGGGCTGAAGACTACACCAACCGTGTGTTCCACCCTCACGCAACCGCAGATTTTTACTTGTCACGGTGGCGCCCAGCGTGCTTGGCTTTTGGTCCCGTAACTGCGATTACTGCTGTCAAGTACGATGTGCCAGGCGCACAGTACACGCTAGACGTAAGCAAATACTACTACGAGACGGCACACGACGGCAGCATGATGATTTACTTTCACGACGTGCCTGATCTGGAAGAATACAACGCACACCCTGTAAAGATTGAGTGCACCGTGGGACTAGCAGCGCAAGAAAACGTGAAGCACGCAGTACGCATGTTGGTGGCGCATTGGTACGAAAACCGTCGTGCAGTAGTCATGGGCACAAACCCAGTAGAAGTACCTATTGCCGTGGAGGCATTGTTGAACTCTGAACGCATTATTGACCTGCGGCAATGAACATCGGGTTCTTAGATAGAAGAATTACGTTTGTCAATCAGCAGACGACGCAGAACGCCTATGGCGAACTGGTTGGCACGCCTGTTGATGGCGTTACTGTGTGGGCGGCACTTGACAACAAGAGCGCAACCAGTAGCGTACTTACAGAACAAGACACGAGCATCAACGTAGTGACGTGGCGCGTGCGAAGTTCTACAGACACCAGGGCGATCACGCCTAAGTACAAAATCCGTTACGGCACAGATATGTACAACATCTTGGCTGTGCAAGAGGTAGGCCGCAACAACGAGTTGCACTTTATTAGCGAGCGCGTAATCTCTGAGTGATGGCAACAGTACGTGTAGACGGACTCGACGCCATTACAAAGAAGATGGCCAACATTGCCAAGTGGAGCGAGCGCGACGCAACTGCACTAAAGGCAATCAACAAGCGCGTGGGCGAGGTGTACAACAACGCCTTGCGTGCTAACATCAAAGACGCCAAGACCGACATCAAGGTCTATAACCGCACAGGCGGTGGTCCAGGTCGTAAGGCAGGCAAGACGGGAACGGTACGACAAGTAATTAAGCGCGGCACGTTGCGACGCAGCATCAAAGTTTGGCAACCACGACGCGCAAGCATATTCACACTAGCAGGTCCACGAACACGCAATAAACGCGACATCCGCAACAACCGCGTGGACGGGTGGTACTCTGCTATTGTAGAGAACGGTGCTGGCTTTGGTGGCAAGAAAGCGTCACGCAATGCTGGGCTGTTTATTCGCACACAAATGGCGACACAAAGCCGCATGAACAAACTGCAACAAACATTGCTCAGGCAACAGTTTGCGCGTTATTTTAAGACGGCATGAAAGTAGGCGCTTGCATAAACAGAATGTTGCTGAACGATTCAGACGTCACGACAATGGTCGGCACACGGATCTACCCAGAGCGCGCGCCTGAAGGTGCGGCGGCGCCTTTCATTGTGTACAGCGTAGTTAGCAACCAGCCAAGCGACAGCAAGAACGGCACACCAATTGACGAGGCGCAGTTGGAGGTGTTTAGCGTGGCAAGCACATACGCAGACACAAACAGTTTGGCTGACTTTGTGCGCACTGCGTTAGACAGGCAAAGTGTAGAAGTAGTCGTTAACTCTAAACCTATAAAGGTGGAGAGCGTACAATACACGAACGAGGTGACGGAAGTAGATACAGACAAAAACCTATTCGTAGCAGTTCAAGACTACACATTTAGAATACTTAGATAATGGATTTTATTCTCGACAACTGGCCTGAAATTTTGTTGGCACTGCTTACAGCGGCTGGCACGATCAGCGCCTTGACTGAAACCGAAAAAGACGACGACATTGTGGACATGCTCAAGCGTATCTTGAGTGCCATTGTGCTTGGTCGTTCATACAAGAAACCCAACAACAACGAATAATTATGGCAGCAACAGAAGGCATCCGGAATGGCTCCGGCATGACAGTCTACTTTTCAGGCACTGACGGGTCTGAGGTAATTGTAGACCACATCACAGACTTCACCTACACGGTAAACGTGGACATGGTGGACATTTCTACAAAGAACAACGGCGGTTACCAGGCATCATTGCCACGGCAAAAGAACGCCTCATTGTCATTGACTGCGTTTTATGCAGCTGACGCAACCAACGGTTACACCAACTTGGTGACTGCATGGTTGGCTGGCACAAAGCAGTACGTCAAGGTCACATCGGTTGACTACGATTCAGCTGGCGCAGCTACTGAGCACGTTGACGATTACAAGTACGAATTTGCAGCGTATATTGAAAGCGTGGAATTGAGCGCTGGAACTGAAGACAATGCAACGTACACTGTGAACTTCCGTTCTGAAGGGGCTATCACTCAAACAGCGATTACTGCATAATGAACATTACCCTTGACAATCAGACCTTTCCAGTGCGCGCAAACATGCGTGCCTGGCGCAACTACGAACGGGAGACAGGCAACAAGGTGGCCAGCATCGACGCAGAAGATGTGACGGCCATGCCTGAACTGCTGTACTACTTTGTGCAAGAGGGATGCAAGCGTCAAGGGATGAAGTTTGAAATGCCTGTCGACGAGTTTTTGGGATTGATTGAAGTGGGTGATCTACCCAAGGTGGTCGAGATAATCGAGCAGTCCATGGGTGGTGAAAAAAAAACAAAGACGACGGACAGCAAGGCGCACTTGAATGGGACGAAGTAGAAGAATTAGGGCTGGGGCTACTTGGCCTCACCCCTGATTCTCTCTACGACTTAACATTCCGAGAGTTCAGCAACGCGGTGCGCGGTCGCTACAAGGCTCAAGAACTGTTTGACCGCAGTAATTGGGAACGGGTACGATGGCAGACCGCGTTGTTGTTGAATGTCCACACAAAGAAAGGGTCACAGTTAAGAGCAAAAGACTTGGCCACTTTCCCTTGGGAAGAAGAAGAAAAGAAGAATGGTAACATCGCACTGGCGCTCGCAAAGCTCAGTGCATTTGCAGTAAAAAAGTAATGGCATCACTTGGCGATCTCGTAGTACGAATAGGTGCAGACACGCGCGACCTGAACAAAGAGTTAGGCAAGGTGCAACGCACCATGCGTAGCATGACTAGCAACTTTACAGCGCTAGGCAGAAACATGACGCGCAGCATCACGTTGCCTATTGTCGGCATGGGTGCGGCGGCAGTTAAAAGCGCGGCAGACCTTGAGACACTAGAAACGTCATTTATTAGTCTGACTGGTGGCGTTAGGCAAGCGGGTCAAATGATGAACCAGCTGAACCAGTTTACTGCAAAGACGCCATTCCAGATTGACGCAGTAGCCAAAAGCGCACGACAGCTTATTGCCAGCGGCACGGACATCAGCCAGGTCAACGAGCAGTTGCAGTTTCTTGGCGACATCGCGGCAACAAGCGGCACAAGCATTGACGAGATAGCGGCCATCTTTGCCAAGGTCAACGCCAAGGGCAAGGTTGAGTTGGAGAACTTGAACCAACTAGCTGAGCGCGGCATCCCAATCTTTAAGGCACTGGCTGACGCGACAGGTTTGCCAGCTGACAAGCTAGGCGCAGGCGCCGTAAGCGTACAGCAGTTCAACGATGTACTAAAGTCGTTTGCAAGCGAGGGCGGATTTGCTGAAGGCGCAATGTTGCGTTTGTCGCAAACTGTAAGCGGTAAGTTCAGCACGGCACTTGACAACGCAAAGATTGCAGCCGCATCATTGGGCGAGCAGTTGTTGCCCATTGCCTCACAGATACTCGACAAGTTTACAGCACTTGCGCAAAAGTTCACAGAACTAGACGCAGGGACAAAGCGCATCGCTATTGCGGTAGGTGCGGTGACCGCTGCACTGGGACCAATGCTTGTTGTGTTGCCGCAGATCGTGGCTGGCTTTGCCGCCTTAGCGTCACCCATTGCATTGACCATTGGCGCCATTGCAGGCCTGACTGCAGCCGTGGTGTACTTCTACGACGACATTAGGCCAATACTTACCCAGGTGGCCAACCTGTTTATCATGGTTTACAACAAAATTGTACCTGTGCGCGTGGCCATTGCAGTATTGCAGACTGCATTTGTCAATGCTGGCAAGGCCATTTACACAGCATTTACGGCAGTTTTGGACACGTTTAGCACCTTGTTGCAGTCGCTGACCAAGTTGATGCAAGGTGACTTTACAGGTGCGTTTGACACTTTGACCGACGGACTAAAAAATGTTGCTATGGACATTTATGTAGTTGGCAAAGACATCGGCACGGACTTGGTTGACGCAATCAACAGCGCGATCTATGCAGAGCCAATTGATTTGCTAGGCGAAGATGCGTTGCCGACTAAGGCAGAAATTATGGCGCGCTTTCAAGGTCTATTCCAAGGTTCGGGTGAGGCCGCAGGCGAAACGTTTGTTGCTGGCTTTTTAAAGTCACTAGAAAAAATGCCGACTGAGATTGTGCCTGCTTTGCAAATGGCGCAGCACAGCATTACAGACTTCAGCGTTGAGGCCGTCAAGGCCGCAGAGAATGTTGGTACTGCATTCAACACTATGGCTGACGCCTTTGCAACATCGGTTGGCCAGCAGATTGAGAATGCGCAGAACCTAAAACAAGCCATCGTTGGTGTGGCCAAGTCGCTAATTATTGCACGCCTAGCAGAGGCCAAGGCCAACGTAGTCAGTGGCGCATCTAGCTTTGCCGCAAGCATGGGGCCAGCTGCACCGTTTGTGTTAGGCGGTGCGCTGACTGCAATGATGGCACTAATTAACCGCATCCAAATTCCAGCACTGGCAAAAGGCGGTGTGGCGTTTGGTCCGTCCCTGGCAATGGTTGGTGACAACCCTAACGCACGCATTGATCCCGAGGTGATCGCACCGTTGTCTAAGTTGCGCGACATGATGGGCGGTCAACAAATTGAAGTGTTTGGACGCATTAGCGGCAACGACATCTACATTACAAACGAGCGCACTATGACTGCGCGTGAACGGTACAGCTAATGAGCACTTTCAGAGTTGCATACGGGTACGCGAGAAACGTGCACAACCAACAATCGTTTGTTGAGATTCGCAAGGTCGGCACGTCTATTGACCAAAACACCGAGTTTAGTCTGGGCCCAGACGGATACACGTTGACAACAGAGGGACCAAGCGACACACACATGTTGCCTGGTATCTACACCAAGACGCTTGAGGTCACCACTATTTGGGACGACGTAACCAAACTGAACCTGTTGTTAGCACAGATAGCGTCAAGTGATGATGGCACGTACCTAATTGAAACAAAGAACTCGTTGGTGGGTGTGCCTTCTTTTGTTGGCGTGCTGTTGCCTGAGAGTATGGCAATCAAAGACGACGCAACCAATGTGTCTGTAACCTTTCGAGCAACTGACGGTCTGGCGTTGCTTAAAAACACGTTGTACAACGACGACGGTGATCCATACACCGACCACCAAACACTGAAGCAGCACATTGAGAATGTGCAAGAAAAGCTGTTGACATGGGTGCGCAATGAAGAATACCTACAGTCGAACGTAGGGAACAAGCGCCTGGCGTTAAGCATGAACGCAACCAGTGTTGACGACGCCAGTTACACAACACACCCGCCAAGTCGCACGACCGACGGATACGAGCGCATGCGTGTGCACCACCGCACTTTTCACAAGCAAAACACTGACGGTGTGAACGAATACTACAGCGCCTACGATGTGCTGGATAGCATCTGCAAAACACTAGGCGTATGTGCTGGCAGCTTTCAGCAAGCGTTGTGGTTGGTGTCACCTGATAGTATTGCAGAAGGTTTTGATGTGCGCACGTATGCATACAACGGCACGGAAGCTACATTGAATGGTGCAGTCTTAACGCAACCCTTTGACGGCACGTATTTGGCAACAACATCGTACAAGGGGGCTAACTGGACACGTAGCTACAGCAGCCCAGTTGGCAAGGCATTGTTGACACGTGTTACGCAAGAATCGCAAGGCCTAATCTACAGCACGCAAGACGCACCAGGCACTGTATCATACGATGCTGATGAGTTTTACCAAAATGCAGATGACTTAACAATTCGAGGGCGTGTGCGCATTCAAAAATCAGGTGATTCATCATTGACTGGCGCCAACAGGTTGTATCGATTTGTCCCTACGTTCACGTTGATTATTGGAACCGACGACACGACGCAGTATTATTTGAAGCATCAAATACAGAAAGACATTACTGCTAATATGACGGCTGTGTTGAACGAGGGCACACAGCAAGAAAATGTTGTTAACTACTTTAACCTGTACACAGGCACTACGGCAAACGATCAATTGTTCCCGTACAGCTGGGAAACGTCCGATAGCGATTACCACTTTCGCACGCCTATGGAAGATGGCAGGTTTTTCGCTCTGCACGATGCGAAGTACGACATTGACGTTGTTTTGCCATTTGAGTTTACTGTACGCGTTTATGGCACAGGCATTGACACAACACCACCTTACGCGCACAAAGGTGCATCGTTAGAACCGCAATTGCTTGCCTTTGACTTTGAAGGCGTTATTGACTCAGACTACCTAGACACTGCGACTGTAACTTTTATTGAGGTTGGTTTATACAGACGCGAAAAAGACGAGTTGCGCGAAGCTGAGTCTTTTAGATATAGAGCCAAACAAGACAGCGGTAGAACTGACATTGACCATGGCCAGACCCTTATTGGTGATCGCGGTGCAAGCACATACTTTGGCGGCATTGAGGTGTATGACGGCACAGACTGGATACCCAGTAGCGGATGGGTTACGCGCGATCAGGCAACACCACGCACGGTTAACCAGTTGGCTGTAGAAGAAGTATGCGCCAACCACAAAGAAGCCAAAAACGTGCAACGTGGCACGGTTGTGCATGACACCAATGTTGACCCAGCTTATTTTGTTTTCGGCCATCGGTGGCAAGACATTACAACTAGCCAATACTTTGTACCGTTGCGCCACGTCTTTACCTACACGTCACAACTTAGCGAGGTTACATTGTTCCAACGTGGCCGCACTTTCAGCGGTGTCACTGTAGACATTGATAAGTTTACAGACCCAATAGATACAACAAGTCTCAAGCCATCAGGCACAGACATATCGGGCAGTGAATTGTTTGTTGTCACACGCACTGAAGGCCTGGCGCAGATTTACCACAACGACGCACGTACCATTGCCGAGGCATGGGACAGCGCAAACGTCATTGACGGTGCAACACTTGAGTTTTACAAGACAGTGACGCCTGACGCCTTTGGCCAGTACAACGCATATTCAGGTGAGTTTAGAGCTGCCGACGAGAAAATTGTCAGGCGGGTTTATTTTAATGGGCGTTCACGATTGGCGACCGATACCGACAGCGGATGGGTGGCTATTAAGACAATGGCCGACAACTCCACGTTGGCTGAAACATTGGACTACCTGCAAGAATATGTGGGCACAGATACAGGTGACACGTTCCAATACACAGCTGTTATTTCACAAGAGCGGGTCTCTATTTACGACACACTGCTTGACCTGCACGAAGACGCGGTGGCCGCGTACAGTCTGCGCAAATTGCGCAACGCCTACAGTGGCAACGCTATTGTAGTGCAACGCGACGGACCATCGCCAGGTACGACTAACATTGGGTTCAACGCCAGCGGCGAACTAGACACAGCCGCCATCTTGAGTTTTTGCGGCAGCAACAATGGTTTTGTGCAGCGGTGGTACGATCAGTCCGGCAACGGCAACGACCTTGTGCAAGCAACAGCTGCTGACCAACCACTGATATACAATGGTTCGTCTATCGTCACTCTAAATGGCAAGGCGGCTATGACAATCACAGGTGGTGATCATTTGCCATCTAACTCTGCATTTGACATCAACCCAAACGTTAACGAGTTGGTAGTGGCCTGGGTGGGTAGCATTGACAACGAAGCGGCAGATCGCATTGCCGTCAGTCAATGGAACACGGGAAGCGCCAATCAAGTCATGGAGATTATTTACAAGCAGACAGTAGACAAGATACGTTGGCAACACAGGTACGATGGTGGCACACTTGTCACAGCTGACAGCGCAACGACAACAGCGGGTGACCAATACATTGTCGTGGGCCGTACAATCAATGGCCGTCATGAGGTACTTACCGATGGCGCAGAAACAGTTGGCTCGTCAGTTAGTGACACGCCAAACAACGCCAGCGGCAACTTTGCAGTAGGTGCGCGTAGCACTGGACTGAATAAGCCAATGAGTGGCAAGACGCAAGAGGTAGTGATTTGGTCACGCGCCACAGCACTGGACGACTACGAAGACATCAGCGACGACATTAACACGCATTACAGCAGCTTCTAATGGAATGGATACTTGTAAATGCCGAGGGACTATTGACGAGCGTAGCACGCGCTGAGGTAATCACGCGCGAGTTGTACAACATCACACGACCTGTTTGGTTGCAAGACGAGGCAGAATATGGCAATACATTGTTCTCGATTATTACGCATCCAAACGACCCTACCGAGGCGGCATTAGTCGTCGATTCTATGTATCTTATTCAGGTGCACCCTAGTTGCACGCTGGAGAAACTTATTGCCGTATTCCCTGAACTAACAATCGAAGAACGCTTTACCCTGTCGAGCGTGATTCACCAAACAAATGCCTTCCCATTCGGTCTCATATTGCCAGACACAGTAACAGTACGCGATGAGCAGTATATGATTGATAACGGGTGGTTCCCTGAAGATGAATGAACTGAGAGGCCATATACAGAACGCACTCAACGTAACCTACGTGGGTAGCGTCATGGTTGGATACATTAACGATGCCGTGGCCATTATTGCTGGCATGACGTTGGTGTGGTGGAACGTTGAACGCGCATTGAAGGCACGCAAAGAGAGACAAAAGTGAAGTGGTTTAATTACTCTGAGTTTGACTCACCTGATGAGCCAGGCAGCGGTAACAACATGGATCAAGACTTTCTTGAGATGCTGGACGAAAGTCGTTCACGGGCGGGCATTCCGTTTGTAATAACGTCTGGGTTTAGAACTGAAGAACACAACGCGTCAGTTGGCGGCAAAAGGGACAGTGCACACCTACAAGGTTGTGCAGCTGACATCGTAGCGTGCACCAGCCGTGATCGCTTTCTGATTGTAACGGCATTGTTGGAAGCAGGGTTTGACCGCATCGGCATCGGGGAAGACTTTGTTCATGTGGACAGTTCATGGGACAAACCAAGCAACGTTGTCTGGACGTACTATTGACCTGATCAAGGTGTTGTCACGGTTCGATATGACCGAGGCATTTAAAACCAAGGGCGACTTGCGTAGGTGGTCAGCCAAGCGCACCGTGGGTGGCATGATAGCTACAACTGCGTGTTACGACATTGCAAACCACGGAATGAGTTGGGAGGCAGTTTGTTTGTGTGGCATTGCTGTGCTACCTTTAATTGCCTCTATGTTCGAAAGAACAAGTTGAAGGTTAGATAAATTGTTTCATTAAAGTGGCGGCCATGCGTAACGACGTGTGGCCGTTTACACATCTGCATGTTGATAACCTGTCGCCTCATGGTGGCCGTTTGGATGCCATTGCGGCATACGTTTGTGACATGCGATGCACACAATTACTACCGTTGTTCTTCATTGCACCTGTCTGGGCACAGTGCGACATGGAGATTTACGGATTTAATCCAATCAACACAGAGATTACTTTGGTGGTCAATGACGGCTATTGCTTGACTGACGCTGACAGTGTTGGCGAGTTTCTGTTGGGCATGACGTTCGACCCACCACTTAATCCCAGTCCATTTCCATGCGTACAAAATGGCGAGTGGGCCAAGCTAATTTTCCCGCTTGACTTTCCCGGATTTACCATTGGCGAAGGTGCCGACAACATTTTGCAGTCGGGCGACACCATTACATTTCGTATAGACGAGGTACCGTTGTTTGGCAGTGGCACAGCTGACTGTTGGATTCAGGCCATACAGACAGGCGCGTTCTATGACGAATGCGTAGTGTTGGCTATTTACCAAATCAATGACAGTGACACCATACTAGGCGAGCCAGGTATTACAGGTGAAGCATACCCAGACGACAACCTTGACGACAACATCATTGTGTGGTCACTTGGCCCAAACTGCGAGGCGCCACCACCGCCATACGAAGACAAGGTGTACACGAACGATCCATGCGACCGAGAAACGTGGTTTGTGCCTAACGCCTTTACGCCAAACAACGACGGCAAGAATGACGTGTTTAAGGCAGTAACAAACAGAGATTGTTGGCTGTGGTTTGAGATGGAGGTATACAACAGATGGGGAAACTTGGTATGGCGCACAACGACACCTGGCGATCCGTGGTACGGAAACAATACCGTGTCACCTTGGAACAAAGCAAACTCATACGACGGCAGATACTTCGTGCCGGATGGCGTGTACAACTGGCGCGTGCGCGGTCAACGCTATGGCGATGGCGACGTATGGCTCGAACAACGTGGAACAATAACTCTAATGAGATGAAAAACAACCTTAAACCCAATGGCATTAAAACAACTGTTTTGCCGACTGCTAAAGCGTCTAGCTACAATGCTTGGATGCGGCATATCACCAAAACCCAACTACCTGCTTACCGCTGGCAAATCAAACACGATGGACAGGCATAATCAATACGACACACGAATGTGGAGAAGTGGCCACGACATGGGCCAGGGATATTACAAGCTATTGCCTGATCACGGCAAGCGCTTTGACCGCAACAACATGCGTGAACTTGGATACACCCTGTACCAAGATTTTACAAGCAAAGCAGATCCAGAGACTGAACTGCGGTGGTGGTTTCGTGACCGAAACACCTGGGAATCGCGCATCGACCGCATTGAGCAGATGGGGTACACAGCTGTCAACCAACTCACAATCACATGAAAGCATATATGGAAAAATACCCAATACGCCTAAACGTGCGCATGCAAGAAGCCTTGCGTGACGACGCACAAAAGATGGCACAACGCATGGGCATCAGCACCAGCGCGTTGTTCCGAATCGCAATGCAACAATTCATTTACCGTAAACAAAACCTATAACATGAGCTGGTTACCAGACAACTTCAACGAGCCACAAGCAGGTTCGTACTTTAAGCCCCTCAAGGGCAAGCAAAACCGCGTGCGCATAATTAGTGACAAGCCGCTACTGGGCCACGTGCAATGGACAGAAGACAACAAGCCAGTACGCTGGAAGTTGGACGACACACGCCCTGAGGCAGACTTCCGTGCAGACACAAAGCCCAAGCTGTTTATTGCCTGTGCGGTGTACAACTACGAAGAGCGCGCGGTGCAAGTGTGGGAGATTACGCAGCGCAGTCTGCAAGAATCACTGCACCTGTTGACCAAAGACAAAGACTTTGGACCACCTGTGAACTACGATTTGAAGATTACGCGCAAGGGAGATGGCCTTGAGACCACGTACAGCATGGTGCCTATGCCTGGCGAGATGAATGACGACATCATTGAAGCCATTGCCAACTTGCGTGTGAACCTTGAGGCACTGTTGCACGGAGAAGACCCATTTGCGTGATGGAAATACATACAGCAATACTTCAGCTGACAGCACAGCAGTTAGAAGCATTAAGACTGGGGTTGGGTCATTGGATTGAAGACAATGAGAAGTGCATATTAGATGACATGAAAGATGCCTCACGCGATGATCGGCTTAATCAATTGAATTACCACGTTATGCTTTGTGGGTTGCTTGATCAAATTTGCGACCAAGAGCAACACATACACCGTATGAACAGTATGGGGCTACCACCAGTACCACCATTACCGCCAATAGATGAGTGATCGTCAGTTTCGTGGTATTTGGATTCCCGTACACATTTGGGAGACGTCAGATCTGACAGCTGCGGAGCGTTGCCTGTGGGCTGAAATTGACAGCTTCACAAACGCAAAAAGCGGTTACTACAAGACCAACCAGCAAGCAAGCGAAGAACTCGGGGTATCTCAACGCCAGGTATCCCGAGCATTCGCTAAGCTGGAAAGCATGGGTCTAATTACTGTCGAAAAGCAGGGAATACGAAGGGTCGCCAAGTCGACACCATGGCGAGGTACCCTAGACACAGTGGCGAGCAACCCTAGACACCATGGCGAGGTATCATCGCCACAGTGGCGAGGTATAAAGAATAAAGAAAAGAATAAAGAAAAGAATAATAAAAACACATTGGTGTATGCCTTTGAAGGTGATGAAATAATTGAGTTGTGGAAGGTGTGGGTGCGAGAGCGCAAAGCATACGTCAAGGGGCAGTACACACCATACGCGCAGCAGCGTGCAATGAACAAGCTGCAGAAACTGAGTGGAGAGAGCATCGAGGCGGCACAAAAAATAATCGACCAATCCATTACAAATGCCTGGAAAGACTTTTACCCTCTGCGAGAGCAACGACAAACGAGACGGCCTAACCTTGACCCAGACATCGCACTTGAATGGGCTTCTAAGTGATCCCCGCGAAGCCATGTTCGGCATGACACCTGAACTGGCATACCAACGCGGTTTTAGCATGTCCCTGGCGATACGCACAGCCAAGAAAGAGTTGAAAGTTTTACTACTAGCTGAGTTGGAACGCCTGACGCGGCATGTGAACGCCACACGCACGTTTCAGACACAAACAGACCTGCAAGATGCTGTTGACGACATCTGTGAACTATTCCCCTCCCTGAAAGTGGAAGAAGTGCTTACAGCGTTCAAACACATTCGCCAAGGGCGTTTCCAACTCTTTGGTAACTTCACTACTAACGTCTTGCTTGACTGCTTACGCCAGTACGACATGCAAAACACTGTGCCGTTCCGTGAACAGTTTCACCGCGAGCAGAAGCAGATAGAGACCGCATCACTGGACGTGTCAAGACTGATTGCAGACCTTGACAAAGACGGCAAGCTGAAGACGTCACGACGAGTGCTGGACCGCAAATACATACCTTACCCTAATGACAAGACGGACTACGAAGCCAAAGAACAAGAACAGCATAAAAAAGAAACCTAAAAAGAAGCCAGGGCCAAAGCCAACAAAGAAGGGTCTGCGATGGCAACTAGATCGCGCCTTTAGTTGGTACATACGACTAACCCACGCAGACGACGAAGGCATGTGTACGTGCTTTACATGCGGCAAGCGTGAACACTGGACTAAAATACAGAATGGTCACTTTGTTAGTCGAGCACGGTACGCCACGCGCTGGCGCCATGACAACTGCAGACCACAGTGCTACACATGCAACATTGCACGCAACGGAGAGCAGTGGAAGTTTGGTCAGGCGTTAGATGAGTTTTACGGCCCTGGACATGCCGAGAAAATGTTCCGCCTAAGCAATCGAAAATACCAACCTACAATCGAACAATATGAAGCATACATCGAATACTACGAAGGCCACGTTGCAACCATACTCGCCAGACGAATTAAGAGAGATCGCAGAGAACGTGAGAGAATACCAGATCGCGTCAGTCAGAGACTACGCTTACACAAATGAACGAGGCCAGTGCATTGTAAACCGACCAACGCTTGGTCGCACAGCAAGACACAGACTTTGGCTAATGCAAAAAGACCTATACGAACGTGGCGCACATCAACCGCAAGCCGAGGCGAGCTTTACACTCAAGACCATCGGCACAACCTTTTGCTCATAGAGAGCAAGACAAACGATACTGGACATACCGATGGAAGCAATTCAGAAAGACATACCTACGACTGCACCCTGTGTGCGTCAGGTGCGGATGGGAAGCAACAGTTGTGGACCACATCACACCAGTAAGTCAGGGCGGCAGCTTTTGGGCTGGACCATTTCAACCTATGTGCAAGTCATGTCACATGAGCAAGAGCGCCAAAGAGCAAGCTGGTACGAAGAAGTAACATGGACTTGGGGCGACTACTACGATGAGCTGACCTACATAAGCTACGATTATGAGGTGGTCTGAGCACGTCTACGATCCGTCGTTCACTGACTGGCTGCACACAGTGGGTGTGTATGCTAGTGACATCGACTACGTGCTGACCGACATGAAGGCCAACCTGGTACTGCTTGAGGTCAAGTGTCGCATGGACAAGCCAACCAACTTCCAAGAGAAGCTATTTGACATGTTGGACCGAGCACTAAGCATCGGCATGGCCTACGAGTTCAGTCACTACACATACCACGGTGTGTGGACGTTGCAACACCAAGGCGAGACCATCCACGACGGCATGAACTTTCTCAATGGCGTGCCTATGCACAACACCAACGAGCTGTCGTATTGCTTGCGCTACTTCCACAACCCTGCGACGGGTAGGCCCTCGCCAAATCTATATCGACATGCAGATACATAGA